CCATTGGAAGCTCCTTTCGAACCAATTAAATAATCAGACCATTGGCCTTCATGAAATTAACCATTGCCCTGTTCTGTGGCAAAAGGGCAGGGATATCCATTCTGTTAGCCTTATACAAGTTGGTGGCAGAATTATACATATCCCAGGCAGTCACAAACTCCTTATCGTGATAGGCCTCCAGCATATCCTCTGTGAAGAGTGTAATCTGTGACTGATTGAGAGGGTATGTGATATTCTCACGAATAGACTTTCGTGATGTATCTGCCTTTACTCTGGTAGCAGTCATCAGTCCAATGAGCAAGAACATCTGTTCTGCTGTAATTCGGGTCTCCTTCATCTTGGCAATACGCTCACGATCAGTCTCAATAATGTGCCGGGCATCGACAAGCCACGACTTCAAGGTATCAAGCATTGCTGCCACATCCATACCGGAACCCTTCTTACCCTTTTCGGAATAGCTGGACATATACAGTTCTGGAGAGAGCATACACTGATTGTGGCAAATCATCACATTCGGACCGAATCCAATCTGAATACCCTTCTGATGAAAGGCTACGGCTACATTAGTTGTAGTCTCATCATTATCAAAATCTGTGATACGGATATTGGCATAAACTCGGCGGAGAATATGCGCCTCTACCGCATGCTGACCTTTGACCGCTTCCACTTGTGGGAGGCGAACCACTCCAGGCGACTGACGGTCTCTGTTCTGTGCTGCAAACATATCATAAACCTCCACATTGTAGCCGAGCTCTGTACACTCATCAATGACCTTATTGAAAAGGTCAAAGTGATAGATGCCACGGAGTGGATTTCCGTAAACATCATCCTCTCGGTGTGTGCGACTCAACTGTTCGAGAGTGATTGCCTGAGTCTTGGCTTTCTCGAAATCAAAGAACTTGTCTTCATTAACTGAAGAAGGAACTGCTACCATATCATCGGCAGCCTTACTCAAAATTGTTGCTGTTGTCATAATCTTTAATATTTTAATTGGTTACACATTATTTCAATGGAATACCTGCTTCTTCAAGAAGCTTGATTCTCTCTTCCTATGTTGTTTTTGTCAAGTTTGTCTTTTTGACAAAATTTCCGGAAGAGTCTCTTGTTACGAGAAAAACATAATCGGCATGATTGATCCAGCCTCTCTGACACTCCTCACGATAGGCATTGGCCTCCTCGTAAGTCTCAAACCCGCTCTTTGTGTCATACATTGAATCGTCGCGGGTAACATATAAACTGCTAGTCTTCATTTTTAATCTCAATTATGTACATTAATTCTTTCTCCAGAACATCCTTCTCTTGATAAGGAGAATCGTACTTATATACGACTGCATCATCAAGGTATGTTCTTACTCCCTTTATGAAGTCATCTTGTAACACAGAGTTATCTGTTATGTAGGCTGCCAGGAAGAAACCGTTTCTCTCCTGCGTATCACCAAGGCCAACTGCACCAAAATGACTTCTGAAAGTAGTACTCTGTAACTCATCGAATGAGTACTGAATCATAAGTCTCTTCATCATTTCAAAGAGTATTGCTACTTTAATTGCTTTCATATCTATCGCTTAACCGTGCTGCGTAGGGCTATATCTTTAAATATTTCTAATTTTAACAACGTATCTGAAGAATAAAGAACCATAACAACTAAATTGAATCAGTCTTACGGAAACAGCTTCTCCTTCTGCAAGAAAGGCTATTGCTTCTCCTACAACACTTTGATCAATCTCACCAGTTCCATTGACACGAAAATAGGATTTAGCATCTTCATAAGAATCTACAACTCCTCCGAAACCAATTTCCAGAAAACCTTCGTTAATAGCCATTTGCAATTCGTCAGAGTATTTCCATTTGAAATTATTCTTAGCTACAATTTTATTAAACTCTATATTTGTACTTGTAATCATACGTTGTGACTTAACCGTATTGGCGAGGGCTTTGTTATTAATATTTTATAGCAGCATATACCACCAAAACTATTGATAATACGATTATTACATTTGTTAATATAATAGTTACCATATCTACTTAAAATTAAAGAAGTCCTTAATCTGTTTCTTTTCATCATCTTTGGCATTCAAGATGTCCTTCACTATGAAATCCGCAAGTGGAGCTAATGCTGTATTCATAGCATCAATCAGTTCGCCCTGTGCTCCTAGTCTAGAAAGAACACCAGCATATTCACAAAGAAATTCATGTGACGAAATGAATCCCATTTCATAATTCTTTTTGATTTCCTTAATTTCTTCCATCTTTTTTAAGATTTTAATTGGTTCAATATAATCCGTGGTTAGTCAAAATAACCACTCTTTCTATATGCAAAGATACAAAAAAAATGTGATATATGCAAATATACCACACTTTATTTTAGTTAAAAATACCAAATTTAACTCCCTGGGTATCAAGTAGTTAAGCGTTTTTGTATATGCTGCTTAGTGTAATGATTTTTGTAGCTTCACCGATTTTGTCAATCAGATTGGTTACGGCTTCATCCACTTCACATAATGCATTGTACACATCGTTTGGAATATCTGTCGTTTCCAAACCATTACTACTCATTTTCCATGTTTGGTTAAGCTGTCTTGCAGCATCTACCATTAATTTAATGTCCGTCATATTTTTAAATTTTAAATGAATATCCTACTAACTGCCTGGCAGAGCCATCCCATCATGTAGCAAGGCTCTTCTTCTTTCAAGTCTATACCTAGTGATTCGCAGATATGAGTGACAACGTGGAACATTTCGTGTGTGACAGTATTCACAAACTCATATTCCGATGTGGTCCTACTGACAGCAACCACGCTCTTTCTACCTGCAAGATTGGAGTAGGTTAGACCTGTGTTCGGCATTCCTCGTAAGCAATGCTCCCTTGCGCTTTCGACTGCCTTTTCTGTGCAGCCTATCTGCACAAGGGAGTTGCATACCTCATCGGTATCTGCTTCTTTCAAACCGTAGAACACAAGAATCCTCCAATCATACTTCTCTAGATATATCTCTTGACTTATCATAAAATATCATCCCATGGAATGCCGATGCCATTATGGTTGCAATCGGCATAGAATCTGTTAAAGATGAAGCCATCCTTCTGGTCTGTATCATCAACCATATCTTTCACGAACAAAGCCATGTGAGCTTCGTCCTCGATGGAAGACTTATAGAAATCAGCTTTAACCATGTTTGCCACATAGACATGATCATAGCCTACATTATTTTCAAGCGTCACTCCCTGCTTGGTAAGGATGGACTCAACCTTATCCTTATCCATGTATTCAACCTCCTCATCCTTTTTGGTGACTGGGTTGTATTTTCTCATCTGAGCGACTGCCCACTCGCAAGCTTTCTTGTTGAAGTGCCAGCCATTATATCTCAGATATGCTATCATTCCTTCTGGCTTCATATCGTAAGCATCCAAAGGCATTCTACATTTTCCCATAGCTTTTTCTATTAAGGGTGGCAGGGAGAAATCCCCACCACCGAATTAAACATTAGTAACGTCCGCCGCCACGGCGACCATAGTAGCGTCGCTCTCCATAGCGGTCTTCGTCGCGCCAATCTTCATCGTCCCACTTGTCACGATAGTCTGGCATCGGCATACGGTTTCCCATGCGCTCGCGCTTCAAACTATCCAAGCACTTCATAACCTTGCCACCTGCTCGAACCATTTCTTCGCAGTTGTCAACAAGTTCATCGAACTTGTTTTCCGTAATTTCTACCATATATCCCATAGCAATTACTTTTTAAAATTGTTACCGCTCAAAGCCTTAGACAGCATGGATTCAATATTGGATAGCGTTCCCTTCATGCCGCTTACCTCTGATTTGAGGTTATTGATGTCCTGCTCCTGCTGCTTCTCCTTGGCAATCTGCGGGTTGATTCTAGTGAGCATTTCCTCGCAGGAGCTTATGACTCCATTGTGGTAATCTACACTTTCCACTACTCCCTTGGAATGTCGCAGCATGGCATCTATCTCAGCGCACATAGCTTCCCTGCTGTCACTGACAACAACACCTTCATTACCGAAGTTCACTATCTGTGCCGTAGATGGCAGCTTTTCGAAATTGACCTGCTGGTCTTCTACTTGTACCTTAACATCAACGGTCGTCTCCAATGTTGGAGTCTGTCCTGGCATATAGCTAGGATATTTCTGCTGAGGATTGCTGACCGATATTACTTGACCGATTTTTAGAGTCGGCTTTTCTCCTCCCTTGTCTAAAATGTAGAAGAGAGAAGACTGTCTTAGTCCTTGAAACATTTTCTTTCTCTTTTAGTGGGACAGACTTTTCAATCTGTCCCATAGTTAATACTCTGTTAGCCGCCTGTAGGCTGCTGAAACCCAAGCAGTCGGATAATACCGCTCTTCTTGTTGATGTATGCCAAAGCCTCCGTAGTTCCCGAAACGCTAGCTCCCGTCACTGCATTTCCCGCATGATCAACAACTGGCACCTTTGTTGTGCCGGAAGTAGTTCCGCTAGTGTTGTCGGTTCCGTTAATAGTGGTCGAACCACTATTTGGAGTTACGATTGTGACAGGAAGTGTCGCACTTGCAGCGGCAACTCCTTGGTGTATCTTCAAAAGCACGATGCACTCGCAAGGCAAAGCATTGTAGTAGCAAGGATTGATACCATAATCTACACTAGCATCTGTGACCTGCTGAGCATTTGTCTTCAACTCATAGATACCGCCTACATCAATACGTCTGATTTGGTTTCTCTGACCGATTGGAATAAATGGATTGAATGGATATAAAGGGAACATAGTTACCTCCTTTCCTAACAACCGCATCCTACTGTTGAACGAGAAGCCGCTACATCACCTGCATAAGCTCCCATGGCGGCAGCAGTATAAACGTCCTTGTTGAATACTCCGTACTGAGGGTACTGAACACTGATGGTATTAGGCAACTTGCACTTGATGCCAGCCACCTCTGCCTGCAGCGCAGCCAAAGCTGCATTTACTGGTGTGATAACCTGAGCCTGATAAGACTGCAAAGCCTGTGTCTGATGCTCATTGGAAATCTGTGCAAGCAGGGCACTGTTCTTCTCTCTCAAAGCATCAAGCTTATCCTGCATAGCCTGTGTCTGCATCTGATCCAACTTAGCCAAGACAGACTGATTGTTAGCATCAGCCTTGTCACGAAGCATCAAAGCATTGGCATTTGCCGTATCATTGATGGCGTGAGTCTGCTGACAGATAGACAACTTGATGTTGCCGTCCATTGCAGTTATGGCGTTATTGGTCTTGCAGCAGCATTCTGCCAACTGGGTAGCGATGGCATTATTGCCCTGCATGATAGCAGTCAAAATCTGATTAGCATTCATGCCCATCTGGTTGCCGAGGTTGCAAATCTGCTGACCTAAGCCATTGATTGCAGCCATAACTGCGTCACTTGATGTGTTGAGGGCTGTAGCCAAGCTCTGAACATCAAAGCCATTGCGCTGAACAGCCTGCATGATAACGGCAGTATTGGCATCATTGTTAAGCATTGGCATAACGCCACCCTGTCCATTAGAACCCATGCAGCGATTACCTCCGAAGAGTCCCATACCATTATTACCCATAAGGATGAACAACAGAAGGATTGCAAAGATGTCTTCACCAAAGCCATTTCCGTTTCCACGGTTGTTCAAGAGTGCAATCAGACCTGGGTCAACGCCCTGTCTCTGCATGAGTGCAGGAAGCATAGCCAAGATTCCATTAGAGCCTGTGCCGCTTGTGCCGCTCTCTGGATTGAACACGTAAGTTTTACTTTCCATATCCCGAATTTTTTAATTTAACCTTAATATATAACTAACACTATTTGTAACGTTACGTCTGCAAAGTTAGAAAATAGTATGCAAATAAGCTATAATACTATCATAGTTTTTGTTAGTGGCTCTGTATCAGCAGTTTAGTGTGATAGTAGGTTGTATCATTTTTTGTTATCTTAAAACGAAAGAATTTACTTTGCAAATAAAAAAGCGACTACTCATCACGAGCAGCCGCTTCATAAATTACCCTGTTTTAATCTTTACACCTAAAGAGAACTAAGATTTATCTTTTCTTATGCTTATATATAATATATACAACAATTAAAATCAATACAAAATAGAAGAACTTACCTGTTTCTGTAAATACCTCTTGCATAAAACTTGTAGGTTTTTCTATATAAATCTTTTCTTTTTCAATATGTTTAATATCTGCTTTAGATGAATCTTTTCTTGAATGCTTTTCTTGTTCATCCCTTAGTTTATCTTTATATAAGGCAATGCTATCCAGTAAAGTTTGGTATCTTTCTGTCGATAATTCATGCCTTTCATAACGAAACTTATTTTCAGATATTTTATTGCCATTAGCATCATATTTGAGTACCGTACTATCAGTAATACAAGATTTATCTTTTATTGATGCTTTTAGTACCTCCGAATGTTTAGCTTTATACTTCTCTATTTCTTTCTCCATTATAGACTGAAAGATGGAGTCATATTTTATTTCTGTCCTATTGTCTGTCAGCAATACATCTTTTGTCACAGTCTTTGTTGACTTGCAGCCAAGAAGCATTAACATAAAAACAAATATAAGAGTGATGTTTAATATCTTCATTATCTATTTAATTTTAAATTTCCATACGTAATATAACTAACTTGACGGATTCAACTTACTCCTCCTTATTATAATTGTTACCTTGAATTAAACAACCAAACGCAATAACGCATGAAATAACGATTATTGCTAAAATAATCGTTACCATCATACTTTTTCCTCCTTTTCTGCGTAATTAAAGTAAGCTGTCAGATATGGTATTTTCTCAATAAATTTGAATCTCATGAGATAGTAGAGAAAACTCACTACATACCATGGAGGAGTCCCCTTCTTAAAAATCAGTTTCAAATTCTTCAGAATATTACATCCATAGAACCACAATACTAGATACGAAATAAAGGAAACACATTGAACGGAACCTTCCATTTGTCCTTTGAATCGTCCGATTGCATATACTGCTGCACAAAGAACGAAGAACACGGTAGCGTGACCGATGCACACAACTGCTTTCTTCAACTCAAAGTTCTCTCCTTTTGCAATCATGCCGCTAAGATAGCCAAAAACAAAGTTGAGGGTGAATACGATCATAAGCGAAGATAGCTCACCTTCTATCGGTTTTAGATAGGCGAGGATTGCAAGAACTACGCCTACAACAATATCTTTAATTCTATCTGCCATAAGATAACTATTTGATGATTAAACAATAACGCTGCAAATATACAATAAAATATTTAATCATCAAATAGTTATCTCGAAAAAGTGCAAAACTTTATGCGCTTATATAAACGCATATATATATTTTTGAAGAAATATTGTATATAATTGTATATAATTTCCTCGAAATATTGTATTTTTAAAAGCATCGAAATCAATGCAAACGAAAAAAGAGAGGTAATCACTTACCTCTCTTGCTTTTTATGTAGTGAAGAATATCCCACTTCTTCCAATATCGGCTGTGCCCACGCTTCTTGCATTCTCCGTTAGGTATGTCGCCTCTCGCTACCATTCTATTTAAAGTTGCATCAGAAACATGAAGCTTCTCTTTGACCTCCTCGGTAGATAGCATCGGGTTGAGCATATCGGGGATGATGTCGCACAACCTATCCAAGTCCTCATCGCTCATTCCGCAAGCGGTGATCTTCTCTCCATTCTTCTGCTGTTCGTCAGCCTTAAAGCAAGCGTCACTCAGCGACTTCAAAGCCGTGCCGAGCAGCTTATAATTTAGTATATTTCCCATATTACCTTTGTTTTTACGAAAAATTCTCAGAAATCGCCTTTATGCGCAGATTTTACGTCCTAAATTTGTTTTACTGATAAACAAATCCACAAAAGAGTACAGATAGAATATTGCCGTTACCACCATGACGGTGAAGCATGAATCTATCATATCTTGAGTTGTGTACCAGCTCCATTCCACGATATGAGCAGCGTTTATGCCGAAGAAATAATAGAAGGGAATGCGGTATCTCCAACATAAGAAAAAGAATCTGCTTGCCAGTATAAGAACCATAGGTAAAATATACACCATGAAATAGATATAGAGATAGCAAGGTGAATTCTCCGCATAAGGTATGAACATGTCTCGTGGATTATGCGAGAAATCATAAATGCCGTATGCGTGAAAACACATAAGCGTAATTGGAACGTACTTGCAGAACCAGCGGAAGAACTTCAATATCCTTCTGCTATACCGATTTCCGTGTTTCATCAGCAAGGACATCAGTTCAGTAACATCTATATCCTTTATCAACCGTTGGACTTCTTGTTCTTGTTCTTGTGTCATGAAAAACCTCCTTTTGTTAATTGTTCTACGTTTTTGACAAAATTACAATTTTTTGCTCAAAATGAATTGATTTGAGCAAAATTTTAAAGTTAAGTTTTGTAAAAGTAACAATCTGTAAGCAAATTCTTCGTATATCAGTGTTTAATGAGCCATCTTTTATTCTATATATCCTTATATTCCGATTTTGCGTCGTAACAAGGACACCATTTCTTCCATTTTCTTGGGTCGCTACCCCAAATATCCCTGTGCCCCATGATGGTTGCGTGAGGGTATTGGCGATGCAACTCTACAAGCAACGACCTTAGAGCTACCTTCTGAGCCTCCGTTCTATTGTCGATAGGCTTACCTTTGCTATCAATACCGCCAACGTATGCAATATTGATAGCAGTAGAGTTGTAGCCCTGCACGCCGTTACTAACCTTGCTGATGTCTAACAACTGATGTATAACACCATCTTCCGTTACCACCTTGTGATAACCTGGATTTCTCCAACCCTTCGCCTTAAACTCTGCCAACAGTTCCTTAACTCCCCACTTCTGAGAAGAAGCGGTACAATGTACGAATATTCTTTTTATCAGTCTCATAATAATGAATCTAAAATTAAGTAATTAATAATACTACCGAGTAAGATTACTACGGAATACCTCACAATATCTTCCAATTCTAACTTCGCCAAATGGTAGTGCTTGTACTGATAGATTTCTCTACCTACCATTACTGGCAAAGCAAGAAGACCTATCAATATGCTGATAAGCAGCCAACAAGCAAGACCAATCCAGTCTCGCTTGTTTAATTTTAATATATTTCTCATCATACAATACACAGAACTATATTTCCTTTAGTCCCATCTCTTCACCGATGGCGAGAAGTTCTTTGGCTCTTGCCTTACACTTCTCTCTATACTCTTGAAACTCATTGAACTCATTCATCTTCTCATTGGATTCCTCCTCACTTATACTTGAAGGAATCTGCATAAGCATAATACAGTTACTTACTATTGCCTCAACCTCATTTTCAGAATACTTATGTCTGATGAGGGCTGAGACGATTGCACCATAATTCCATACGGCTACGGGAAGCGTGACCATATCCTCGCTTCCCATGCCAACCTTTACGCTCACAACAAATCTTCCACAGTCATAGTCTATCACAATCTGTGACTCATTCATAAACTCGTTATCCATAAATTTCTATTTTTATTAATTGACATTTAATACAAAAACTTTTTTTAATCTTATTGATTCAAACCTGTAAGGATTCACAAGCCTAAAGCTTGAATGCGACCGCAGCCCTCAACAGATAAGCGCGGCCCTTAGCGCTGTAAGTATGGGTGAAGTGGAGATTAAACTTCCCACTAACAGGAATCATATACCAAGGATAAAACTCAGAATACTCAGAAGACAGCCAATAACCGTCGTTCAAGAATACCACGAAGCGAAAATCTGCCTTCGCTTGCGCAAAGATATTATTTGCAACACCGAGATTGTATCCCTTCATTGCATACCAACTACATCTTGCCATCTCTCCGCAGGACATCAGGAACCAATGCCCCTCAGTAAACGGCTCTGCTAACGTTTCAGTATCCTTATCAAGTTCAGGAACATAGGCATTGCAATAGCTTGCAGCAGGGTAGTAATACTGCTGATACTTCTGCGCATTATTATGTTCGGCTTGTACGCTCTTGATACATTCCGTAAGACTTTGCGCTAAAGTCTTTTCTGGCGTTGCATTTGGGATAGGCAGATTTACGTTGGTATCCTGCAAGATGTAGTCTCTGTGAGCGATAATCTTGAGGGTGTTGAGCTGACCACGCGCAATCATATCGCCTATATTTAGTCCCATCTTTTTGATATACTCTCCAAGGTTGGTATGACCTACACTGGTGTCCCACATACTCTGCGTGATTTCCTCAAAACCAATATCGCTGATAGAATTCAAGTCAGAATATTCCTTGAACCCGTCATTAGCGGTATTGCTCTCGTCACGCATCGTGGAGTCAGACACATTCACACTGTTAGTGTACTCCTGCAACAATGGCAGATTATATACATTATAGATAGAATTACTACCTAATTTAATACCATTCATACCATTATTAGCATCGGTCGAGTTATATAGTCCCCATACTCTACAGTCATAGTCCTTTAGGGCTACCGCAATCGCCCATTTGCGCTCCTTAGGTTCGATGTAGAAGATGACAGCGATAGGGGTAGCGTCAGAAAAGCTCAGGTCACTGCCATAAGTTCCATCTGAGAATACGTAATCTCCAAGCTGTGCCTGATAAGCATAGAAATAAACGTCGGTTGTCGCCTCCAAGGTCTTGCCGCTTGAAAGCTGCAATGTGACCGTCACTGTCGCCTTGTCGTCATTTTCACGGCTACCCGCCTCGGTTACTGTGATTATGCCCGTCTTCTGGTCGATAGTGGCAAAATGAGTTTCCGTCATCTTCCACGACACATACACGATGTCATTACCAGCCACAGGAATGGTATATAGTTTCAGAGTATAATTGCCTTCTTTCGCAAAGTATCTATAACCCTTCAACGATGCGCTCTCGAATTCCACCTTGTTGTATGACACGTAGAGTGCATTCTTTTCATCGTCTATATTACCCCACATACCTACCATGCGCATCTTCAAGGTAGCATCTACCGATACGCTATTAGAAAGCGTAACTCTACCAGTCAGTTTTGCCTTCTTATCCAGCAAGAAGGAAAGGGTTTCGGCAGATACATCCGTCCAGTCGATGCCCAATATCGTAAGCGAGGAAAGGTTCTTGCTCTGCGCTTTCAGGTTGTTCATGATGTCGAGTGCAGCAATCTTAGGACAGGTGTCCTGGTTGATATACACCTTCTGTAGCTTTTCGTAGCCCTCAAGGAAGAGAACATTCAGTCCGCGCTGTCCGTCAAGATGCAGGGTAGTGAGGGTGGATGGCAACTTCACGGTGGCAAGGAACTCCTGCTGCGGCAGGGTGATACCCGTTAAGGAGGTGCCTCTTGCGTCAACCGACTCCAAACGCACGTTGGCAGACACGTCCATGCTGCCCGAAACCGTACTCAGATTGTGAATGTCCAGTGTGCGGAGCGATTTCATGGAACCTACCAGCAATGAGGTAGCCTTCAGATGGATTTCACTCTTGTTGTCAGTACCGGCTATCAGCTTACGCACACGGCTACCATTAAAGGCAAAGGTCTCATTGGCAGGCTTGTCGTACCATGTACCGATGTCACTCATATAGTTCACGCCGCAAACGATGTTCTGCGTATTGCTGTCGGTGACACCTGTAGCCGTTACTGACTCTCCCGCCTTCACTCTCTTGCCGTCAAGGATGGTACTCTGACCGATGGTGACGACAGGGTATATCCACATAGCTGCCGTGAGGTTAAACTTCACCTCCATCTGTTCGGTGGAACGATAGTTGATGTTTCCACCCAAAGGACTACCAGGGTCGAACTCGCCATACTTAGCATAGCTGCTCATGTAGATGGTTCTATCTTTGCACCACTGGCGTTCTCCCTCTTCCTGCGAGCCAAGTGACTGGGTGATAGGGTCGGTATCATTGTTGTAGTTGCCGTTCACCATCTGATAGTGGGCATATTCATAACCAATACGAGCGAACTCATTATAAGCCACGGCAGGAAAATACTGACAGGTGGACATGAAATACTTCTCCCAGCAGCCCTGTACCGTACCGCCACCCAGACGAGCCATTGCGCTCAGTATCTCCTTCATGGTAGAACGAAGGTCGGTAGGGAAACATTCCTCCAACAGGTTATAAAGCGCATTATCCTCTCCGTTCCAGTAGTTCTTGCCTAACGAAGTGTCAAAATCGTGTTCCTCCACCCAATACGGCTTTGTCAGCTTACCCTGATTATCGAAAGGCAGGATGGAGTCGAGGTCATCCTGAAAGGCACGGATCAGTGATGTGGAGCTGAACACCCATAAATAGGTGTTCTTGGCTCTATTGTCGCAAGCTGCTAACAACTTCATCATGCAAATGAAGAACAGAATATCCTTCTTGTGCAAGTAAGTTGTAATCTTCTCTGCAAACTCCTTTCTGCGGGCAGCGATAAAGTCCTCATTCACTTTTTCCCACTCAAGGTAGGTCTCATGATTGGTAAAATCGTCGCTGATGTAGTTGGCGGTCTGTGTCTTCACATTCAGCGTAGCATACACACCAGCCTCAGACTTCGTAGTTCCACCAGCCACCCAAGTCTTGTTTATCTCATCATAGCGATACATATCATATCGCTCAGAACCAGCTTCTGCCTTAGTTACCCAGTAGCAGTAGCTAATATCCAAGCCTTTCGCCTCCTTCAGTTGTGTGAATGTTCCATTGAACGGTTTCAATCTGTTGGTATGGGAATACACAAAGTTAAATGCCTCGATGAAGCGGGAGATAGTATTTCGATTACCCAAACCATAATCCCATGAGGTAGTGCCTGCATAGACGTAGCCTTCCTCTTCTTCACTGTAGTTCACATCGTCTGGAATCCAAGGCACCTGATGCTTGGTAAGACGAGGATTGTTGTCAGAACCCTCGATCATCAGCATATCGGGAGTCTTAGTCTTGTCGTAGCCAAAGGTAGGCTTATCTGCCTTACCCGAACCGAAAGTACCTAAACCGATGAATACAGGCTCACTATCGTTCTCAGTCTGCTGGAATACAAGGAATGGGTCTTCATATACCGCCACACGGCAATTCTCCATACCCTCGATGCTGGTAATCTCATTTTTACCTACCACCTCCTTGTAGAGGTCATTGTAGAGCTTGGTAGCACCCATCTTGTGAGACTGAGGTGATGAAGCCCAGTTGCGCTTATCTACCAGCTTCTTGGCAAGGGGCAGTCCGTCGGCATTCTGATAGCATTGTCCGTGGTCCACAAGATTTTCATCTACCCACTTGGAATCCTCACGCTTGAAGTCACTTTGGATATTCCAAGCCCAGTATTTCTTAGAGGTAGAACCCTGTCCTTTCATGCTCATATTATAGAGCGTACCACTATGTGCCTTGTCATTAATTTTATGAATAACGATGTCGCCCACAACAGCCGTAGGCGACTTGAGCGATGGCACTGCACATTTATATAGCAGGGTGTTGTATTTGGTGTATGCCTTAGAGTAAGAAATCAAACCACTCTCACCTAAGATGTCATTCTTCTCCTTGAAAGCCTTCTTTTCGCCGATAGTGGCAAAGGAAGAAAGTCTATTCTGGCGAATATCCGTAGCGGAAAGAGATTTCTTGTATATACGCAAACCATAAATATCAATATCCGAACCTTGAGGCGCAATCACGATACCGCCCGTTTTCTTGATTCCGCTTACTGACTGCCAGAACGCATCGTTATCGGAATAGACAAACTCTCGGCTGATAATGCCGTTGATGAATACACGCACATAGTTAACACCCTGACTATAGAGGTTAGGAACGATATTGATAGCCACATGAGTACGTGTCTCCTTAGAGTAAGTCCAGTTTTGCGAACCCTCCACACGCTTCTCCATTGTCATCATGCAGCTCTCCTGCGCCTTCAGCCAGAAGCCCACCAGATGACTGTCAATGGTAGAAGGTGTTCCCATTTTGAACAAAATACCATTCTCATCGGTTACATTGCGTGTCGCAAAGTCAATTTCGATAGTCAATCCCTGTAAAGGTGTATCATCAGAATAAGCATCATAGTTGATGTTGACCTTAGAGCCATCCAAGACTCGCAAGCAACGAGCATTCGTATTAGCATCGACAATCCAACCATCACTAATGAAAGAAAAACCCTCGAAGGTGGATTTCACCTGCTGATTATTAACAGCATTGACAATGGTATTAGGCTCACTCTCACTATTGTTGCGTTTCTTAGGATTGAGGAAGAAGTCTGCTCCCGATGTAGGCGCAAAATTCTCACTATTATCCACTACTACACGCAATGGTTCTCGCAGAACAACCTGCCCAGAAGTGAACGACATCGATGCAGGGAAATTGACATTATCCTCTGTTTCTACTTCAAGGTCGAAAATCAGGGACTTGATAACTCCAGCAGGAACGTTTTGCACACTCTCGCTATATATGACGCTATTAGACTCCAAATTGGTAAGTACGAAAGCAATATCCGTATTGTCAGCCTTCGGATTAAATACCGCATAGTCAAACGCCTGTACGCTGCTCCAGTTCTGGAATGTACCGATGTTGTTGAGTACAAGAAGTGGAGTAGTATTGCCCGATAGCGTACACATAATGTTCTGTGATACGGATTCAGTTTTCACGTTATCGCCTGATGTAATCCATGCCTCGATATTATAAATTCCATGCGCTTTCGGATGGTCGATATACGCAATATATGGAGTTTCGGTATATGTAGCCGTACCAATACTATAGTCGTATGTACGGGAATACTTGCCATCAGAAGAAGAAACTTTCAGATGCAATACTTTGCTGATGGTACCCGTAATGGTCAGTGGGACAGAGATAGTAGGAGCAACGGCTTTGTACTCAAACGGATTCTGCCATTTGGTCTGAAATTTTATCTGGATATTGGTCAGCGTTACCGTGATATTGACATAAGGAGTCTTCTTCTCGGAAGTCTTACCGATAGCTATCATACGGACAGACTGAGTACCGTCCACGCAATAAGGAGAGAGGTCAATCGTTGTATATGCAGTTGCATTGTCGGTCGGTTGTGATGTAATGGAGATATTACCTACCACCTTCCATACAGAGGAACCCTGCATCATCGTCTCTATCTGCAAGTCTGCTTCCTCGTTGGTATCACTCTTACTTCCGTCTGATGGGTCATAAAGCTGAGACGTGAAGCGTATTTTGGCTACAAGGTCAGACTTTTTGGTAGCCGTAATCGACTTCTCTCCCATGTTGGAAAGCTTTACGATATAAGACGATTCCGAAGAACCGCCACCGTTACCCATTGGTATTTCGGTGCTTGAGAGCAACAGATGTCCATTGTTATCCTTATCCTTCAACCATGTACTGTAAGATACCTCGTCTGCAAACATACCTACCATAACCAAACCTGTAGCTGTATCAGTCTCCAATACAGCAATATAGGAAGCTTTACTGGTCCGAATTTCTTTGATAAGTTTCGAGTCGTTTGAGAGACTCTTTTGGATAAACTCACGTACACGACTTCCCTTGTAGTTGTTCCAAGAGGAGGTAAAGTCCAATATTTCTTCGTCTATAACATTCTTTGCCATAAATTTATCTTTTATATTTTTACTCAAGAGCAAGAATGCTCTTTTTACCTTTTTACTTTTTTACCTTTAAAAGTTTAGTCCTGCCAAGCATCCTCATCGAGCCAAGGTTTATCGTCATCCCAATATCCTAAGCCGAAACAAGAACGTATTGCTTGCCAAATCAAGACTGACCCCTTATAAACTGCATTCACGGCTTTCTTGCCAAGATTTATAGCAGTAATCTCTTTTCCGTTTATGATAATCATAGACTATTCCTCCGTAAGCATATAATAGGTGTCTGGCTCCTTTGTTTCCAAAGCCTCGTAAGCCGCTTCCGTCATGTTCACGAACTTCGTGATAGTAGCAGGAATGTCATCTACTTTTTTCTTCAACGTAGAAATATCAGACGTAGCGGTAGTCAAAGCCTGTTTGTTTTCCTCTGCCGTTTTGTTTGCCGCCTCTGCCTTTTTTAACGCATTACTTGCATCAGTCGCAGCAGTGGTTGCTTTCTCCTTGATTTCGGTAATAGTGGAAGAGAAATCGACGGATTGCTTCGACCAATTCGTACCATCGAAATAAAGGAATGCGATTTCGTTCTCTACTACAGAGAGATTACCAAAGTTAGGGTATTCACCTACCTCGGTAGGCAGATAGAATACCTTAGTTCTCGGAGTGCCTGGATTGGTGGTTCTTGCAGCGATACCGCAATACACCGCACCCAGCAGCAGATTATCTACCGAACCCTTGACTTGCGCCAGCGCATCCTTAGTGGCATAGGTGGATAAATCTACCGAGATATTCACCTTGAAGGTTTCGGTGGTAGCAGTCCACGTCCCATCCGTCTTGCAACGATAGACGGTATAGTCAGTACCGCTGCCTACATAAGCCATCATGCCCTTATCAGGATTAGGATAAGCCGTTTTCAACTCGGTCTCTGATGAATAGAAACCGCAGTTCATCTCCTTCGCCTTGCTTGCCTCACTCAGTTCCATGAGCTTTGTAACAATCAAGCCGAAATTGGTGTCGATCGTTTTTGCTACATCTCCAAATTTGCCCGTAGTAGGCGTTTTGTTTAACTGTTCCATATTCTTAATCATTATCATTTGCCATTTCCATTCCAATTCATGTCTGTCTCACCAGTCCAGAACACACCTCGGCCAATAAGGTTAGATGGAGGTTCTGGGTTAAGGAAGGATGGGGATATATATATGCAATTCACACTTGCGCCACCTTTCAGCTCATGCCAGCCTCCAATGTCGCAAAAATGTATGGTCTGATTGTCGTTTCCGTTAATCACTCGCCACTCCTTGCCATCGTCCATGCCCACGAATGAATAATAGTAGTCTGCTGTATTGTTGAAAAGGATTACATCTATCGGCATACCAGCGGTGTCGTCATTGCCACCAGGCGCAAAGAGCGGTATCTCGTAATAAGTGTTGCTGCTTGTTGTCATTCCCTGCGTCAGTTTATGCTCGACTGGTTCTTTACCCGTGCCCCTTGTAAAGACTTTCATCAAGTCCTGTTTGACTATCGCCATCGTCTTGGAACGATGTCCAAACATTCCTCTGCACCACACGTCTGATGTGTAAAATCTGTTGCTGCGGTCCTCCTTTTTATTGTAACCTTGGCTAAACATATCACCATCGAACCACATTCTTCCATCGCTTCCAAATTCAATGCTTCCCACGACATCGCCTTTATTATTGACACAATTGAGCCTCTTGAAGCTTCCACTCACACCAACCAGCTTGCCACCGAACTCACTATCACCCTTGAACTTGGCATTTCCTTCTTCATCAATCTCAAAATTGCCATTCGGCGACTTGATAGACTTCATAACTCCACCTTCGGCGTAGATAACACCTCGCAGGATGATGTCGTTGAGAATGGCTCTACCGCCATGCGTAACCACGAACTTAGCGAGATTGTTGAGTTCCTCGGCAGTAGGCTCGTAGTTCGGGTTATCCTTGTATTTTTGGATGGTATAGATAGCCTGTTCGAGTGTTCCGCCGCCCCAGAGAAAAGGAGAATCGTCATCATTGTAGTAGCCGCTCATACCACCAGTTTCCTTGATCATCTTCTTGTCTCGGAAGCAGCCCACCTTAAACTGCTGAGACATGACCAAACCACCATCGATGGTTGTAGAACCTTGCGTGATAGCATCAGTAATGAACTTCATATTCTGAAACTCAGCCATCGACTTATCATTATCTGAGTAAGACGGAGACCAAGCAGGGGCAAGCTTGCCGTAGGAAAGCATGATTTCACAGACAACGCAATTTGTACTATCCATAGAAAATACACCGTTTTCTGCGTCAGAACAAGTAATATGCAGCTCGTACCTGTCGAAGGATGAAGTCATATCTACATCATGCGTTTCACCACCGACACTTACCCTAACAGTCGTACCCTTGCCCTTGAAGGAAAGCACGTATGCCTTACCAGCCAATAAAGGTTGGGCAAGTTGCTGATATAATGTTCCGCCTATCTGTACTGCTTTCCCGCTTGTAGAATCTTCGGTATCAACTACACGAGTATTCTCCATCGTCCAATATTTCAGCTTCTCGGAGAACGTTTCCTTATTCTCAGAGATTTCAGTATCTTCGGATATATCAATACTCTCGTAGTCGCCGCAGAAGGACGTATTGCGCAAGAGATTACCGCTCTTGATATTTAAATCCTTCAAATCGTCCTTCTTGGCAATATCGGTAACGGGTGAGCCATCAGGCAGTTCTGATTCTGAATTAAAAATCATCTTACCCTTAAAGGTAGCCTCTTTTTTCTTGGAATCGTATTGGAAGAAACTCTTACCCTTCTTATCTCCGATATAACTGTCGCCATAAATATTGCAATGGAATACACCAGTTGCCGCATCATACCCCTCATCTTTAACCAGACAACCATCAAGGGAGAATGATGATATTCCCTGATACATCTTCTGACTTGGCGCATCATCTGATGTAGATGAGAGTATAATAGCTGACTGCCTATTCGGGTCATCGCTACCTTGATAACCGAGCTGAACGATATTATCTCCAACTAAAGGTTCAGAGGTAGTTAGGGAATCCATACCTCCATTAGCTAAATTTGAAAGTACAATGTAATTCTCACCAACAGACATGACAAGTCGCCAATAATATCTCGTTTTCTTGCTTCCGTCTGCTACTATATCAAACTGCTGACATCTCGCTTGGTCGAGTGGACGAAAATAATTAAACACCTTATTGCTTCCTTCATCGCTATCTTTGGTTTCAAAATAGCATTTAAATGAGGATGGCTCTGTGTTATCTTTGTCTGCTATAACTTCTCCGTTAGAGTTAAGTCTTTCGACCTTTGAACATACCATTGCAGCAGGAGTTATCGCCAACTCGCCACCTATATGACGAAGCTCACGGATGGTAATATCTCGGAATTGGGCAGCACGACGGATAGTGATATAATCAAACTCAGCTATTGATGTTCCATTTTCCTTTACTTGAATCCGTGCGCCTGTCGAGTCTGTATTGTAATCTCCGAACTCGGTATTCGTGCCGTTTAAACCGAGTTGTGTGCTACCATTAACAACTACATCACCGTCTATAAACAGTTCTTTAAGGAGAGCTACTCCATTCAAAGTAATCTTCCACAGAGTTCCTGCACCCAACTTAATACCCTGTTCAAAAGTAATCAATCCTTTAGCTACATCATCAAACAGCTTGGAAACGAAAGAATTAATTGACTTTCTTGCTGATAGAACATTACTATCTGTAGGTGGTGTTGAGTCGTTCATGCCTATTACATAGACGCCACCACCACCATTGCCGCCATTTATCTGCATTCCATTCACCTTGATGGAATCAACCTTGTCTTCCAACTTACCCAACCTACTTGTTGCAGCCTTTTCGCCTACTGTGTACTGAGGGTGGTCGTAAGGAATATCCAAAGGTATCTCCATTCCGATGATACGAGAGTTTCTGTAGTGCTTGCCATCCGCATCCACCTGCGCAAACATATCATTAATCAGCTTTACCTGTTCACCGAGAGGATGGTAATCGTATGTCCCGTCATTGTAGAACTTATCGCCATCCATCGTGCAGGTGAAGTTTGAGTTGCTGATCATGGTCTTCAGATAGTACTGCTTCGCTCTATCGAACAGAGATAACTGAGCAGTAGGGATGAGGTCCGTATCTGTAATCTTGGTTGCGTCCCAGTTGAACAGAAAGTACTTATCACCAACCTTCGGACACATGACACCATCTGGGAGAGTTCTTCCGTAAGTGTCATTAGCAACAATCTCGAAGTAGTTAACCTTGTCAATGACTTTGAAACTAACATCGAACTCCATACCCATGAGAGCACCACTAGTGAACTTGATGCCTAAAGTGAGGTTACTCTTTATCCAACTTTCCTTGAAGCTATTAGTGAAAGAGTCTGTAGAAGTGACCTGCCAAAACGTCTGTGTAGTCTTCGTTCCGTCTTCATTATCAACTGTGCTATCATAGGTCTTGATACTGCTGACTGCACTTTCCACCTTTGGGTATTCTTCCTCAAACATCACGACACCTTCGATAGCCTGCTTGTCGTTCTTTACGACATTCACGTTCTCCAGGTAGCCGTCCTTGGCATAAAAGCCATCACTATCCACTTCCTTGTTGGGGAGCATGAGGTAATCGGTAGCAACACCATCGGTGGTGACGTCCGCATCGGCACCAGTGAAATATCCTTTCGGAATATTCCTATCTGAGCCGAATGCGTACAGTCTCGTAATATAAGTTGACTTAGATTCCGAATAGGACATAGACAGAACATTAACATCCTGTTCGAATGTTGTCTGCCCTTCCATTTCGCAATATCCAAGGTATATAATAGAGCCATCTATCCACCACTCGCAGTTGAGTGCGTCTTCAGAACAGATGGCGTTGAGAGCATCAAGAATGCTGATAGAGCCGTACTCGATCAAGAATCTCTTCTGAACATCGAAAGCCTTGTTGTTGTACGTAGTGTAGTCAACAGAGAAATCCTTGCCATTATACGTAAGACCTAGTGCCTTTAGGTTGCCGAGTATAACGTTCATGTGTACGCCTACCGTCGTGGTGAGGTTGAAGGAGGTCTCGTTGGCTCCGTGCTGAGGGCGATACTTGCAAATCTTATTCTTCCAAGACATATAGTAGGCATCCATCTGCATTTCGTAGTCATAGCCATCACTATCATTGTGCTTAGGGAAGTATGATGATGTAAGCTCAAAGTAGCCGAAGTCGGGAATCTCAACGGAATCACCAATCTCGAAATAGATAGGAGTAGCCGTAGTGAACTTCAATATGATGTAGTGATGGTCCATAAGCTGATATGACAGCTTAGAACCCTCACCGAAGTCCTCTAATGTGAAGAATACCTTGTTGTTTCTCTTAATCTGAATCATAAGCTTGCGTATTTACTTGTTTCACCTCTGTCACTAGGATCTGGCTCGTTGAGCTTTAGGCTGAACTTTGCCATTTCCCGAATGAACTGACTGAACTGTGTGCAGGAGAGATAGATGCACCGATACCACACATTAGGCTGGAATCGGGTGCGGATAACCAACTCTCCCTTTGCAAGAACCTCCTCGCAGAACTTAGCATAGTTCATCATGAACGTATCTGAGTCCTTGGCGGTCATATTGAACGGCAGCGTTATCTCCCTTTCATCCAGTCTTGGATTGTGCTTGATAACCGACTTGCCGTCCTTTGAGCGATACTTGTTGCTGATGAACTCCTTGTTTGGAGCAGGGGTCATGAGCGTACTGAGGGCGGTTTCGTCTAAGAAGATGCCCCACGTAAGGTAGGCATCCTTGCCATTGATGTAAAGTTGTCCATTAAGCATAACTATTTAATCATTAAATAACCCCGTAGGCTTCGCTGTGAGCCGCTTTTGCTATTGTTGAGTATAGTTGTAAGGGCGAACAAGTGAAAAGCCTATAGAGGTCAAATATCCTTTAATCTTCTGTTCATGTCATCCAGCTTTGTTCCGAAGTCGTTATAGGTGAGCTTTGAATACTTCACGATGTCTTCGAGGTAGCTGTTTGTCATAATCATCATGTTTCTAATCTCCAATACTGCGCCATTGGTTGAGATTCCGAGTGTAACGATGCTCTCCATCTGTGATATGGTGGTAGTCATGTTCTGAGCGATGGACTCTCCTGCAATCTGCAGGGCGGTGAAGCGACCATTCAGCTCGTCTGCGGTATCTTGCCCCATAGATGCCCATCCTCCGCTTGTTGCGGTCTGTGATGAGGATGAAGAACCGGTGTAACCTGTCACCTTTGCCCAATCATCACGTCTCTTCAAGCCTTCCTGGACTATATCATCGTAACGCTTGTTGAATGCTTCTATGTCTGTTTCGGTAAGCTTGCCATTGTTGTCCTTGATAGCCTTCGCCCAATCATCGTAGAGTTTCTTCAAGTCTCCGTTGATGAGGTCTTCCATCGAGTAGGAGAGGAGAGCCTTCTGCATCATTTCAGAGAAATCTTCTGCAAAGTCCTGCGCTGACTTGCTCATATCCATAAGGTCTGACACGAAGCTATCCTTCATGCTGTCAAAGGAAATCTGCGTAAGGTTTTCCTTCAGCTTGTCTGACAACTCTTCCAGCTTGCCTGCTTGGTCTATGTAGTCATTCAACTTCTCTGTCAGACGCCCACCATAGTTACCCTTGCCAGTGTTCTCAATGTGCTCCCAGATGGCAACGTTGCCACGGAGGAGCTTCATTTCCTCTGGACTGAGGGAGAAGAGGTCGCCATTGAAATCTGATTTGACGTTCTTCTTGATCCAATCCATCTCGTCACTACCGAAGCCACCCCAATATTTGTTCCATGATTTGTGCGAACCATGATAGCTTGCCTGCGCCTTTGCGATGTCGAGGTAGTTCTGATTCGTCTCCTGCTGATTCTTGTAGGCTTGCTCATAGTATGAGGTTGCCTTTGAACCGTAAGCATTTTCCATTGCGTCAGTCAAATCCTCGATTGATTGCTGCAGGAGTTCATTTCTGTCCGTCAGTCTGTCAATAGTCTTCTGAACCTTTTCGGCATTCGAGTTAGTGAACCAATCTGATGGACCTTTCGAAGACAAAGCGCCGAATGATAACACATTCCCTAATCTTCCTACTAAAGTGTTAAGCATTCCTCCGACACCTTCAACCACAATCCCTTCAAGAGCCTTATATAAGTTTTCTGGTAGGTCAAAGATGGCATCTATCAGATTCCCTACGGCATTCGTGATACTGACAACTAAGTCTGACAGCCATTCAAACTTCAGTAAATCCGTAAATGAATTGAGTATTCCGGTTACAAAATTCTTGATAGAGTCAGCAAGGTTAAGTATCAGCTTTGGTATCTGTGCTATAAAGCCTACAATACTCCCCATTCCTTTTGACAATACACCTTCCACTGTATTTCCAACCTTCTGTAAGGCAACACCGACTCCATTCGAAACCGTTTTCCCAAAATCTTTTGTCTTGCCATCTTTCATAGTGGATAACGCCTCGTCAAGTGCTCCTTTTGCATTGTCTATAGCCTTAACGGCGTTCTGTAACTCAGAGAACCCTTCGTTGCCTTTCCATGTTCCGAGCTTGTTGAGTGCAGCAGTTAGACCAGATGTGTAGTTTTTGACTGCATCTGTAGCAGAGTTTACGGTAATGCCTAAAGCTTCCATTTTCTCTTTGGCTTTGGCTGTTGCCATGCTAGCATCATCCGCAGTCTGCTTGAAATTATCAAAAGCTTCTTTCGAAATCTTTCCTTGCTTCAAGTCAATCTTTGATTGCTCATACTCTTTTCGTATAAGCTGCTCCATTTCCGCAGACTGCTGATAGTCGGCAACTGCCATATTGAAGTTCTGGATTGACGTTGCAAGCGATTGCCATGTTGCATTCTGATCAGTTCCGAGATAAGTACGAATCTCCTGCATGAGGTCAACAACCTTCTGCTGTGTCTGAGTATCGGCTTGCTGGAATTTGTCCGTGTTGGTATAAGCGTCTAATTTTTCGAGCATAGGTTTGAGCATTTCCTTGCCCATATTGCCCACACCGCTCATCAGACCCTTCCAATCAATGCCCATAGAGATGCTTTCGTAGTCGAAGTTAGCGAGAGCCTTTTTCTTCTCCTGCTGTAGCATCTTCTTTTCGCCCTGCGTCTGAGCTTTGGCAATCTTCTCTTCGTACTCCTCGGCAATGGCTTGCTTCTGCTGATAGAGAGAACCATACTCCTTCAAGTAATCGCGCATAGAGGTGAGAGCTTCTCTGTTGACCTCATCAAGCTTCTTGTTATACTCTTGGGTAGCGAGGTCTCTTGCCTTATTGAGGGCATTGGTCTGAGCAGAGGTGAGGGATGCCTTCTTACCAGCTTCCTTGTTCTTCTTCTTGAACTCTGCTTCCTGCTTATCAATCTCGGCTTTGCGCTTGGCATAGTCGTTCTTGATTTCTGCAAGTTTCTTCTCTGTGCCTTCCTGCATCTGAGCTATATCAGTGTCGATGTTCTCCTGCTGCAGCTGCTTCAAGTCCTCGTTCAGTTCCTCCTGGGCTTTCTTGCGGTCTTCTGCCTGCTTCTTGGCATCGGCGGCTGCTTTCTTGGCTTTGGTAGCGTTCTTCTTGGCATTGGTTTCTGCCTCTTCCTTCTCACGCCGCTTCTTCTTAGCATCGTCTTCTGCCTTGGTCTGCTTGGTATTCGCCGCATTGGTATAATCCCATCCTCGCTGGGCGATATCGTTGGTTGACATCCATTTGCCATTGACTAGTGCACCAGACTTCTTATTGTTTGCAAGGTCACGTGCCAAAGCGGAAAAGTACTTACCTAAGCGTCCCAGTTCCGGAATATTCATATTCTGCATCCACGATGGTATCTTGGCATCGAAGTTGACGTGGAAGTTGATGTTGTTCTCGGAATAATTCTGCATGAACTCCTTGACACGATTGTATAGAACGTGTACATCCTCACCTGCACCCTGGAGTTGTTTCTGCAAAGCGTTTATTCTGTTCTTGGTAGATGTTGCCTTGTTTCCGAAATCCTCGGTAGCATCTGCCGCCCGGTTGATATTATCTACCTCTTCACTATGCAGTTTCTTTGCAGCTCGAAGTTCATAGAGATAACCAATCAATGCCTTCCTGGCATCGCTTGTCTTGTCTCCTGTAAAACCGAAAGCATTAGCAAGATTTTCTGATTCGGATATCAAAGAAGCCTCTAACTGATTGTATTGTTTCAGATATTTCTGATACTCCCTGGAGTGCTCATTCAAGCCAGCCATCTTCTGTGTTAACTCATCAAACTGCTTGATAACCGAGTCAGATACGATGTTCTGTATGCCGACGGCTATACCGCTGCTAGAGGTTCCATAATCCTTCAACTTACCCAAAAGGGCTTGCTGAGCGCTATCAACACGGTTGTTGTAGTCTTCATTAGCCTTGGAGATTGCATTGGCTCTGTTGCGCTCTGTAGCCTCCAGCTTGATTTGCTCGACGAGTTCTTTAGATTTATCTATCTCCTGCTGCTTAATATCCACAAGGTTGCTCTCGTCTTCCTTGATCTTGTCAATAGCAATCCCGTAGTTGTCATAGATGTTTGACAGCTCCTTGATGGTGTCCTTGTAAACCTTGGAGCCTTCCTTTGCAGTCTTCAGAATGGAGATTAGCGACTCGACCTTGCTTGATGCTTCATTTGCACTCTCGGTAAACTTTGAGGTCTTGGTAGCGGCATCCTCAGCGCTATTGCCGAATAGATTGAACATCGTGACTCCAGCTGCTACTGCACCAAGAACCAGACCGAGAACATTTGAAGAAGAGACCAAATTGAACAGAGCCATGGCATCCTTGGCGGTTGTGATAGACTTCGCTAAAGACAAGAATGCTTTCGCACTCTCCCAAGCTACCTGTGCCTTAGATATTGCTATCATCGCTATCACCGCAGCCTTGTATGCTCCATACGCTGAAACAACGGTCATAAGCACCTTGCCTACCGTCTCCCAATTCTCAACGAGGGTGGAAACGACTTCCAGTCCGGTATTGATAACACCCTCCTGGGATTTGCCCAGCTCATTGAACATCTGCTCGATGGCATCTTCTATGTTGCTTATCTGACCGGTAATAGTCTTGGACTGAGCTTCCATCAAGCCACCGAACTTGCTGCCTTCTGCGGTCATACTCTGCATTGCCTGGATGAAGATGTCGCTGGTAACCTTGCCTGCCTTGATTTGCTTCTGTACCTCCTTGATGGCATTGGTAACGTCAAGACCCATAACCTTGGCTATCTCATCAGCGATAGGAATACCTCGGTTGAGGAACTGGTACAAATCCATTGTGTCCATCTTACCCTTGGCAATGGTGGTGCCGTAAAGCATCACGAGGTCTTTAAGATTCATACCCATACCTGCTGCAACGTCTCCCAATCCGATAAGCGTCTTGTTGACATCCTCAGCTGCTACATTGAACGCAAGGAGCTGCTTGGCTCCCTCTGTAACATCTTCAACCCCGAAAGGTGTGACGGCTGCCGTGCGGATTAACTGCTTCATGAGAGCATCAGCTTTCTCCTCAGACTGCAACATTGTCTTGAATGCCATTTCTGTCTGCTGGAACTGACCGCGGACCTGCATCATCTGATTGACGAACTTACCAATGCTCCAACCGCCAATGGCAATGTTCATACTGTTCTGTATATTCGAGATTACATCGTCAATAGACTTTCCGTCCTTCTCAACCCTCTCAGCAGTCTGATGAACTGCGTTCTGAATGTCTCGAAAACCGGAAACGACCTTGGCTGTCTCGACTATTGTATCGAATTTAATGCTTGGCATAATGTTCTATTTTTCCTTGAATTTATACTCTGTTATAAAGAATCGCCGGGGAAACACCAAATATGAGTGTTCGATATGGGAACTTTACGTGCGTGCGCAGGAAGACTTCGGTTAAATCTCGGTCTCTGACTCTATCACCGCCTTCATGACTGCCTCCTTGTTGTTACCATCTATGACCTCTTCCCCTGCTGCAGGTATATGTGCTTTCTTCCTTTCCTCATCAGACAGATAGATTGAGGTAATCTTGTCTTTGAGCATGAGAGTCAGGTTGTTATACGATATTCCCCATACCACGTAATCGAAAGTCCATCCGTATCTTTCGCAAGCAGCGTCTATGAGTGTTCCCCATATCGTCTTACCCCCGAAGATAAAGCTATTCTCTGACTTCTTTGCTGCGTTGACTTTTGCCATACGCTTCGCTTCTTCTTCCATTCCAGTCTCTTTGGCTATTGTCTGGTATGAGTTAGCCTTAAGGATGATGATGAGGAGAGTAGCTATATCCTCGTTGGAACATTCCTTGAAGATTAGCTCCGTCTGCTTGCTTACACATCTGGAATCTAGTATTTCGTTCTTTGTATTGAGTGAGTGATATGCAATCAATCTGCAGCATGTCTCCCTTTTGGTGTTTGCAACTCGCAATGCTTCCAAGAATGGATCAGCTTGAAGTAACTCTTTGTCTAGCTCCAAGCTATCTACTAACTGCGACGTTAGGTACATCATGCCCAGTGTAGTAGGGTAGATGTTAACGTGAGCGTGCTCAGTATCAAAGCCTATCGGCATATCTGTGAGCGTATTCGATATAATGATTCCTAACTCTTCCATATCACTCGAATTTAAATTGTTGGCACCCAAGGCAGGACTCGAACCTGCGACTTTCAACCAGCTTTTGAAGACCCTGGATTTTCATGCGACGGACTATTTGGTCTCGCTCTTCCCCTGAGCTACTTGGGTAGGTTGCCGGCTGATAACCCTCAGTCGGCGGAAGGGGATATTAGGATGTGTCTATGTCTCTGCGTAGGTTTCCGTGATTTCAGTAGGAGCGGTTTCACCATCCTGCGGTTTCTTGAAAGTCAAGGCGTACTTTCCACCTGTTGTCTTTGTGGCAGTAATAATACGCCAGCGATAAGCACAATAGACATCCTCACCCTTCGAGTTGACAGTCTTAGCTACCACGTCGCCCTCTGGAATGAGAGCTGAGTGGGTGTACGTGATAAGAGCACCGTCCTGAGTTGTATAGGCCTCCTCTGCACCAACTGTTGTGTTACCCATATATACGCCAGGAAGCTCTGCGTCTTCCGGCTGGACAGCATAACGGTAGTTACCCTCTACGGTACCATCAATAGTCTTGAATGGCTGCGACTGATTCTTCTTAATGAAGAGCTGATATGATGACTCGTATGTGGACTTCTTTGTCTTGCGATCAACAATTCCGCCACCTTCCTCGACCTGGGTCATTGTGTCACCTTTCGTAGGTGTTACATGCGTTGTGCCATCCTTTGGAGTTGGGAGCTTAGTCCACTCGTTCTTTTTGCTACCTACTTCTTGAACATAGATAGAACATTTGCCCCATGATGTTACTGACATAATTTAATCATTTATGAGTTTATATTCAACTTGATTATTTATTACATGTTCTCCCGTGCTTGTTGCATATACCCTCTGCTCAATAGCGTGGGCTGCATACTCGCTCGTTCTGAACGTTTCCAAGAGATTCCAAGCCAGTTTGCAGATTTCGTCAACTCTGATAGTGTTCTCCTCGAACTGCCCATCTACGTCCTGGTCTTGTGTATATATATTTACATTTATAATTGCCGTTTGAAGCTGCGTTCCCTCATTAGCCAAGATGGAGATAACGACATCTTCCTTATGAGAATTATGCGGTCTCATCGTCTTTGACAGCTTGCCATTGACGTTGCTCATGAAACCACTTTCGTTGATGTACCGGTAAACATCTGTCTTAATTGCTCCGTCTGATTTCATATCTTCCACTTGTTTATTTCATTAACTGCTGAGTCTATTGCTGTCTTCACACGCTGCTCTACAATGGATGTGGCCCATATCTTCGTTGATGCGAGGACATCCTTGCTTTCCAAGGCTTCCACCTCTCCTGCGTATTCCATTCCGGCAACAACAACCAAAGCATAAACCCTGGAATATTCCTTAGCAAGGTCATTGATCATCTTCTTGCCCTTTGCAGAGCCGTCTGTGCCACTGAGAACCTGTGAAAAGGCTGATTCCATATATTTACTTCCCTGCTCGTACACGGCGAAGCCTATAGAACTTCTTAGGTTGCCCGTATGGTCTATCCAGCTTTCCTTGGCAGACCTGTTACGGATTCTAACCACAGATTCGTCTCCTAGCTTGCTCAATGCCTTAAGCACATTCTCCTGTATCTTCCTTGCGGCTCTATGTAGGAAGGCATCAAGAGCAGAAGCGCTGGTTGTCATTCTTATGCCCATATCTTACACTGGAGTTGATAACGATGAAATCCCTTGACCTTGATAATTACCTCCTCAGCCCCTAAAATATCTAACTTGATAAAATCTCCATAAGAGAACTTTTCAATTCCTACGGGTAAGTTATGAACTTCGTAGGAGTAGTAATCAATAGAGCCGTCAGATGTAACTAACTTGTTAGCCTCGCCAGCAGGAACTACATCACAAGTGCAGCAGAACTTCCACTCGGTCTTGCCCTGGTGATAATTTCCATCATCATCTGTATAGCCAGCTACCTTCTGCTGCCGGTATAGCTTTGAGGCATGAAAACTCAATAGACTCATCAGCAATTAATGTATACTGTCGGCTTCGGAGTAAGTGAAACCTCCTCCTCGCCGATAGAGTTATATAAACGATTGACTTGAACTAATATAGCCTTTCGCTGGTCTTCCGAGAGGGAACCTATTGATTTGTCCGCTTCGGAGAAGCTAACGGCTTGTATGAGAGAAAGCAGACAGTCGGCAAGCGTTCCTTTGTAGGCGTCACTTCTGGCAACGTCACCAGTGAACTCTGATTCGATATCGAGGTCACGCTTTATGCAGGCGTTTTCCACGAAACCATAGGGGATAGGGATGTGTACCTCATCCACCAAAGCTTGTCCGACCGTCTTCATGATTACTCAGCTTTAGCTGCGTTATCCTTGAACTCCTTCTTCTTTGTAGGAGGCAGCTCATTGTAGGCATCAATAATCTCCTTGTCGCTGGCGTCACTAGCAAGTGTAGCACCAAGAGCATTAAGGGTTGTGATAGCCTCCGGCTTCTTGTAGGTCACATCAGAGATTGTTACCTTAACATCCTCTGTATCTGCTTTCTCCTTTTCGGTATCAACCGAAACGTCTGGGTCAGCCAGCTTAGTATTAATCTGATAGATTGTGTCAACGTCCTCGATGACAGGCAAGCAATATGCCTGCACCGCGGTAGTCTCACGCAATGGATCAGTTGTTGAATACTGAGAGATAAGCTTGTAATCAATCTGCTGATAGGTTACGCCTGCCACTCTGTTGGTTGCCTCTGCTACCTGACCGTAAACGAGGGCTCCAATCATCCGTGAGCAGACACCGATAATCATATCGTTGTTCCAAGGCTTGACGCTCTTCTTCACACCATCATGCTCCAAACGGACAGTACGATTAATGATCATGAATGATACACCGGTCTCGTCCAAGAATGCCTCCTGGAATACGCTGGCATTAGGAACAGGCAGCTTTGTGTTTGAGTCATAAGTCTGCCCCTTGTAGTTGGCAACAAGCTCGCGAGCGTCCTGTGCTTTCTTTAAGGCATCAAACTTTGTCTTGCTAATCCAGAAGTACAAAATGGTATTGCCGTCATTTGATGCTCGTTCAATACAATCCTTCAAGTCAGCAACGGTAATGCCATCATCGACGTTGTTGATGCCGAGCTGATTTTTCGACAAGTACTGATACTTGATACGGAGTAACTCCTTCGGATTATCGTCGTCACGGACAGCTACGTAACCATTAGAGAGACCATACAGAAGAGCGTACTCATTACGTTCATCAACACCGACATTACAAGCTACCGGGTCCTGTGCCAACTTACGGCGAATCTCTGCAGTCTGACCGCCCTGTGCCTCCATAAGTCGGAGAGAAAGAATATCTGACTCCTTCAAGAACTTCTTCATACCGACCTTCGGCAGTTTACCATTAGCGGTAGAAAGCTTGTCACGAGACTTCAAAGGTACCGGAGAATCAACTGCCACGTAGTCAGCAGCTACGTAAGAGGTATCAACTGTGTCGGCTTCCCATTTGTTGTCGGTAGAATAAACGCGTCGGAGAATGGATGTATCCTTGTGGAGATACGTCATCTCGTTCTTGCGCTTACCGTTAATCTTCTCAATCAAGGTCTTCAAGACTGGGAAGAAACTCATGATATACTTAAGAAATAAAGAACTCTGTTGCATAAATCACCTCCTTAACCGATTGCATCGTGTCCCCACTGAAGAGTAGGCACGGCTGTTTTCAAAGCTGCCTTGATCGTATCGACAGGATAAGGGACAGCCTTATCATTAGCCTCACCTGCCGTCATAACACCTACATGAGGGGTATCTACAGGAGCAGTTGTCATGCAGACACCTACATACTCGTGGTTTTCAGGAAGAGCCGCATAGGCATCACCTGTTACCGGCATTGGCTTGTATTCGCCAGACTTGGTATCACGAATGATAATGTGTCCGCACTGGATGAACTCTCCAGAGAAACCTGTCATGTCAAGAATGACACCACCCATGATGCCATTCACGTAATTTCTGATGATTACAGACTCCTTGCCTGAATCAAACGTTTTTGTCTTGCTTACGCCATACATAACTTTTAAAATTTAAAGATTACATTGTTTTGGCAAGCTCATCTATCTCATCGTCCTTGATAACCTCAACCTCATCCTTCTTAGGCTTTCTCTGAGCCGCAGGAGCTCCAAGTTTTCCGAGACCTTCGTTAGCACGCTCTTGATCGATAGCTGCCAAGTCCTCCACAACACCATCGAAAAAATCATCGAACTCAGATTCGTTCTCGAACTTCATCTTGTCGAAATTCTTCAAGACAGTCTTTCCGAACGTACCTTTGTCCTTAAGGAGTGCCTTCAGCTTAGAACGGCGCCCATCATTCTCACGCTCTGACTTCAAACCGATGATTTCGGTCAGCAAGGCTTTGTTCTGAGTAATAATTGCCTGTCCCCATGCTGGAATCTGCTCATCTTTCTCTTTCTTCTGTTTGTGGATTGGTTTCTTGCTGCCGGCAGGGTCGTCATCGTCGTCATTGACCTCGTCGTCATCCAAGTCTTGACTATCCTTAAAGCTCTGGATAGTACGCTGCGCGGTCTTTTGCGCAATCTTAAGATAAGGAAGAACCGCATTGACCTGCTTTTCAATCTCTGCGTTTACATCCTCGTCTGAGGCTTCTTCATCGAGTTCTAAGTTATTGGCAACATCGGCAGCAATACCCTCTAACTCCTCTCTACTGAACCCCAACGCCTTTGATTTGGGTTTCAGAATAACTAAAACTTGCTTCGTTCTTTTTTTCATTCTAACTAAATATTTAATTGAACAATAAATTCAAGAAATATCCCAGTACGAAGCAATAGCAATAAGTAATGCTGCAAAATTATAAAAAAAGTATTTAAACACCAAATATATTGCAAGGAAATACATTTAATGATTAAATACTTTATGGTTACATATAAATATTAATCCGGATAATTGAGCTTATCTGGTCCAGCTGTGGATAGATATACGGAGAACATATCACATAGCTCTTTTGCTCCTTTTAAGTCGTTGAGCCTATAATTACCGCATTCCACTTCAGATGCACCTGGAATTGTCTTTGATAGAGAACAGGTCTTGAAGGCATCAACTATCATTTCCTTTATTAGCTTTGAAGTCCATGTACCTTTAAGGATAAGGTAAAAACCTGTAAGACATCCCATCGGACCAAAATACAGAACCGAATTGTTAAGAGGGCTATCATTGCGTAAGTAGTCTGCCATCAGATGCTCTATTGTGTGCGCAACAGCTGGTGACATCATATCCTTATTTGGCTCGCACACACGAATATCGAATGTTGTAGCAGTCTCCAATCCCCATTTATCTACTCTCGAAACATAAAGACCCGGCTTCAGTTTCGTATGATCAACTTTAAAACTCGGTATCATTCTCTAATAATTTACAAACAACATTAAATGCCTTTTCGGCAAGGCTATCCCAAAAATCAGCATACTGCTCGGTTTGATTCGGTTCCAGAGGATTATCGCTAATAACTCGAATAGACGTAAACCCTATCCCTTTCTTGTAGCATACTTGCGCAAGGGCGGCAGACTCCATGTCAATAGCACATACGTTATACGAATTAGGGAGAAAATCCTTAATCGCCAATACCTGCTCTCTCGTAGTGATAAACTTATCTCCAGTTGCTATCGTTCCTAATCTGAATCTTTCACCCATATCAATCCAGGAGAAATCAGAGGGAAAGACTGCCGGCATACCTTGAACTTGCCCGTTGGCATTTGGTTCGCCGCAATATACATCGTGGTAGCAGTACGAATTGCCAATCACGACATTACCAGGTTTCAATCCTGCAACAGCAGCACCGGCGCATCCTACCGAGATAACTCTTGTAACAACGTCATTTGCGACAGAAGAGAGAAAATCGGTTAAACCGATAGCAGCATTTACCTTTCCTATTCCCGTCTTAAACAACACCGTGTTTTGCATATCCGACTTCATAAGCCATTCTCTGATAAGGTCGTATTCCTTATCCATAGCAGTAACTATGACAATCATTGCGCACCTCCTTTCGTTAGCTTAAGCTTCTTGCAACGGTTGTAAATAGCGTTCTCGTCCACTCCAATCTTGGTAGCAATGACCTTTACCGGGTACTTGCCATACATTCTGCGAATGATGAAATCCTCGTCAGCAGTAAACACGTGGCTCTTGCTGATACCCATTTCCTTCATCTTACGATGGATGGCCCAATAATTACGATTAAGCAGCTTCGCAATCTCAGTTGTTGTCATTACCAAAGCGTTAACCTTGATAAACTCAATCTCTTCTGCACTAAAATGTTTTCCTCTACTCATTGTTTAATATTTGGGTTCATTAAGCCGCCCAAGGCTTTCTGTTATATCTTCTGTTCGCGACAATTCTTTCCAGACTTACGCTCCTCAAATTTTGAGTTGCCAATAATCAAGTCACATCTCTGTATGCAGACAACAGGTGTGGCGTAGAAGTATAATCCTTACATTCTGCTTCGTTTTGATAATCCATTCTTAAAATATACTTTCATAGCTTATCTATATTTAACTAATTCTTTCAATCCTTTCGATATATCTTCCAAGCTTAATACTGTAGAATTAATGAAATCTTTTGCATTACTTAAAGCTCGATAAAATTTAGTTTTATCTTTCAACTCTTTGTCCATACGCTACTTGAATTTAATGACAAAAAATTCCTTATCAAGCCACTTATCAGGGCATAAGCCTTTCTTCGGTTTCCCGATGGCGATACTCTCAATCTCCTTTTGGATACGTGGACTATCCTTGCGGTAGCCGTTGATAAAGAGAACGTGGGTATATGGTTTGTATTCCGGCTCACCTATCACAATAGTATAACCGCTAAACTCATCGAAAAGTATCTCGCCGCTTTCGGCTTGCTGATTTACCAGTCGGGAAGCCCAATAGGGCTTGATTTTCCGATACTCCTCTGTCTTCTCACCAGTCACAATCATGTCGAACCATTGCTTGCTGACGGTGAGGGTCAATATTTTATTCTCCATAATCTACTTCTTTTTAGTTAAACTTATCGCCTTGGTGATGCGGTGGTCTTTGAAAGGAATGTGTGCTGGTGGGTCAAATGTTTCATCATACATTCCATTGATGTGTTTGAACATCTGTCTTATCCAATATGATTCTTTCATGCCATCGCACACAGAGCCATCGCCATTATTGTACTCATCAACTATAGACTTGTACTTCATTATCTTCTTTGCTAATCTAATCTTCATACGCTAATTAATTTTTTCCTCAATCGTTTTGAGATAGTAAAGTGTATTATTGATGATAGTAACATCCTTGCAAATACTTTTGTAAGTATCAGCAACTTTTTCCAAATCCTTGATGACTTGTTGTAGCTTAATTTTATCCTCCCAATCGAGAACTACCACTTTTCTTGTTTCTTCTTTCATACGCTAAAAGATTAATTGTTTATTACGATTACAGGCATGGAGATGTTTTCTTCTTCAAGCTAAATTATTTTCTACTTTAATATGCCCGTCTGGGAATTGATGTACTCTATCCCAGTAAGCAAACATAGAGAATATACTTTTCATACGCTTCATAGCTACTTACTTTTATGACAAGGGCAGCTCTCGGCGTGAATAACACAAACTCCGTGTTTCGTGTCCACAACCAGATAATCGTGCCCATCCTCTGTGATTACAGATATACCAACTCTCTTTGCGGGTTTATTGCTATTAGCAAACGAGCGAATGCCCTCAATTATCAATGCTCCTACTAACAAGCACAAGACGAACCAAATGGCTGACTTGATTAAATTTAAAACCTTTTCTTTCATAAGCTACTTCTTTTTCCAATATTTACCAATTAAATAACCGATAACTCCACCCATAAAAGCTATAAATAGAACAGTTATGGTAAGCATAACATAAAATCCAAACATAAGCTATTCTTCTTTAAGTTCTGCCACATCATCGCCAAGAATATCCTTGATTTTCTTTTCGATGAACTCATCAGAAGAGAGTTCTTTTATAATGACATCAATCATATCCTCTTGCTTTATAGAGGAGGCATAGTCCTTTAGTGCTTTCACCCAAGGGCTATTAGCCATATCTGCCAATGAATCCTTTTTGCTTTCATAGGCTTTCTTCAACTCTCCATTGTCACGGAAATATCTTAGCACTTCCGTCAATGCAACAATAAAATTCTTGTCCATCATCGGGTTACTCTTTGCCTCTTCTAGTTTAATCATCAGGAAGAGTAATGATGAATGTAAATCTGTTTTGTTCATAATTAATCCTTTCTTCTACGATTTTTGATATGTAATGCTAAAGCGCAAAACGACAACAATAGCACTAATAATTGTCCTGCTTCCATATTACTTACTTTTAAGTTTTTCAATTCTTTTATCACAATTCTTTACCATTCGTTTGAAGAAATCTTTTCTCTTCTCCAAGACGAAGATTTGGTCGTACTTGCCAACATAATAATCTCCAGACAAGAGGTCATTAATGTATATTCGTACGACTTCTTGCGACCAGTTATCTATAAAAAGAAAATAGGTATCACGATTAGGGTGTACCATAAGGTACTCGTAGAAGTGGAAATTATCATTTTTAATAAATGTCACTCCACAACCTTTTGTTAACTGACTTATGTCTTTTAATACTTCCATATCTATTTCTCCTTTGCTTTAACGTTATACACTCCATCAATGACCTCTACTTCATAACAATCGGGACAATAGTGTTTGCCATCTATCATTTCCCAATCAGAGTAGTCACCAATATCAACTTCTTTGTTACTGAATAGTGCAGAGCAAGTATCTGTACCTCCAAATACTTCTCCGCATCTATCGCAAACAATCTGATACATTGTAATCGGTCTATACATAAGCTATTCTTCATTCCCGTATAAAAGTTCAACACTCTTTCTTAGCACAGCCTCTATATGGTCTCTTTCGAGGTCTCTGGGCTGTCTAAGAAGCCATTCTATATCTCCGTCTATCAATTCTTGATAGGCTTCCTTACATATTTGCATGCTCATATTTATCTCTTCCAATATTTACCAATTAAATAACCGATAACTCCACCCATAAAAGCTATAAATAGAACTGCTATGGTAAGTATAACATAAAATCCAAACATAACTATTCTCCTTTGAGTTCGACCGGCTCATCGCTCCAAGACAATTCTCTTCCGATGAGCTTCTTTATACTGCCCTTTGGAAGATGAAATATAGAATAACCAATCCAATAGTCTCCAACTCTAAATGGTTCTGTTCGTGAGATTAATTCCTCACCGATTTTATCAACTGCTAACCATGCCATAACTATTCCTCCAATTTTGGTCTCCAGTATTTTTGCCCGCAGTACTCTTCCCCACATAGCTCTCTACTGTTTTGATACTGACAATTAGAACAACTTCGCTCGCTTGGATTCCACAGCATGAAATAAATTGCATCATGAAAACCTTGGTCATATACCTCTTGTTCAAATGCGTCAAAATTTTCCTTATAAGCTCCTTCTTCTTTTGCTTGTTGAATTATTTCATTTATTTTTTCATTAATTTCCATAACTATTCCTCCACTTTTACGCCAAATGGAGTACCATCGGCAAAGGTGAATAAATCCATAATTCCAGATAAAGACCATTCGGCATTTCCATTTAATGACATTCCGCATGTATCATCATCGACGGCAGTAATTAAGACACGATGATGCACATCTTTCTTATCTTTCACCCACCCAAACGGCTGATGCTTCAGCATTTCAGTCCAGCACTCTTCTGTGTCCTTGAATGTGCGGTACTTTTGCTCTGGCTTGATGCGATACAGAAATGAATGTGGACTGAAGTTATGATAGTTTCTATCTACATTATTCCAAATTGCCGATTCATTATCTTTTATTCTATATTGAATGGGTCTTCCTTCACTGAATGCCTTAATAATAGGCAGTAGCTCTGTTGCTTCTTTACGATTCATACTTAATCCTCCAACTCTTTAAGTGCCAAGACTAACTCATTTTGAATATGAATTGTAGTGCCTTCACTTAATTTTATTCTTTTAGTTCCTAATATCTTAGAAACATTATTAATATGAATTATCGCTTTTTCTTTACTCATAGCTTATCCTCCTTTGCCTTTAAGTATCTTCGCTTGAAACTTTTGAACTGTCTATAGCATAAGCCTCTTCATCAAAGCCTTCATCTAAAGTACCAGACATAGCCATAAGGGATTCTGTTGCTTGAAAGAAAGCTTCAAAGTCCTTTTCTGTTACATTCATTTTTGCCATATTCTCTTCTTTTTACCCTCTCCATGTTGCCAAGGAGAGGGTGGTTAGTTACTCTGTTACAACTTCCCAATCTTCCGCAAATACATCAGATGAAGAAGGAACCCAAGAATCCGCTCTTCCATCTGGATTGATGATAAGCATCTGATTAGTATAGTCAATGTGAGGATCCTCACGATTCATCAAGATGTCCTTGGCAGACTGAGGAAGTGACTGCATCTTAGGAATGATGTCACCGGTAATGTGAGAAGGAACCTGCTTAACGATAAACAATCCCTTACCATTCCATCCCTTACGTCTTACCGCAAGACCAGCCTTCAACAAGCCAATAGCTCCACCGAAGTTAACAGAGCCTACTTCACGATAGGCTTCCTCAAACACACTCTTAGGAGACCAAGACTTATATCCGTCCTTGTACTCTACCAGGTAGCCATCTTCCTCAATGGTTGATGGCTTAATTTCTCTACCAAGCACTTTCCGTGCTTCTGCCATAGTCATAGGCTCTGCCATAATGACCTTTGTACCAATAAACTTTTTCATATTACTTTATATTTATATCCTTTGCAGGATGGTTGATTACTCTACTATCTTCTCAAGTGAGAAATAATCAATTCCCCAAGCTTCGTTTGCGTATTGATAAGGTTCTCCGTTTTTCTTTATTTTTCGCATACGAAAATGAACCTTGATTTCATTCTTGCCAAGCGAAAAAGCATCTTTTAGACGTTCTATGATAAAGATATTGCCATCTTTATCTTTCACCTTGTCGCCTTGCTGAAAAGGTAACAAACTTAGAAAGTCGTTCATTATATCATTCTTCTTTTTGCGAAGCTCTGATATCTGTTTATCAGCCATCTTCAAACAACCTTCTACATTCTGTAATTCGTTGTATAATTCTATTTCTGTCATATTTTTAAATTTATGCCCGAAGGCGGTTAATCACTATTTCCCTTGATGTATAAACTGGCTTAAATCCACCTCATCGTGAACAAGGAAGTTTACAGCCATTAAACCATTTATGAGAAGTTCTAACTGTTCTTTGTTGATAAAGAACAATTTTCTTGTTATCTTCCCACCTTCGTAAGCACCAATAAGAACTCTATCGTCTTCAACTTCTATGTTTATAAAAGGCTTGTTCTTTGATGTTATATCCAAGCTATATTTACCCATACATGCACCTCTATTTATGCCCGAAGGCGGTTAAACACGTTTGCTAAAATAATGTTCTTTTGTACTTTTTAGATATTCACCACACGTCTCTTTAGTAAGATATTCTGTATCAGAGTAAGCATTAAACTTACCTTCTTCAACTTTTCTAAAAAGGAATCTAATATTACCCATATCATCAGAATATCCTGTGAATTGTAAATGATTTCGACGTAATTGTACCCATCCCAAGTATATTTCGTAGTCTCTTTTAGAGAATTTGAACCAACGAACATTGTTCTTGCACCATCCAAAGTAAACCGGGTCAATTCTAAGAACCCTTGTAACTGGCATACCTTTATACTTGCCAAATGTAATTTTATTCATATCTACACCTCCATTTCGTGATTAATTCCAAGACCGAAGAGAAGGTGCTGGAGTTGATGAACATACTTAATATATGCTATTTGTGTACATACATTGTTGCAAGTAAACGGATATACATCAAACTCTTTTCCAATACCTTTCTCTATATAGATAGGAAAATATCCATATTCTTCAATGTCGGGTTTTGTATATACACAATGACTATTCTTTACTCCTCTGCTCATCACTTCTTCCTTCCACCCATTCTTCTCTAAAATCTCTGGAGTAAGAGGAATTGGTTTTATAGCATCCTCTCTAATCCAACCATAATTTCCATCTCTATAATAGAATAATTTAGTACCTGTCTCTTATACACATCTCCGAGCCCACGAGACTAGCGCTCATCTCGT